TATCAGTCCCCAAGGAGACATTCTCTTCATTAACTTCTCACCAAGAATTCTATCAATCCTACGACACATATATGGAATATCATATAACTTACTGTTCCATCCAGTGATAACCTCTGGAGTATTCTCTTCTATCATCCACCAGTTAATGAAATTACTTAGAAGTTCATACTCTGTTCTAAATGATTTGTATGTTACATTCTTCTGCTTATTATTAAATGGACCTAAACCCCAAGTAATTATTTCTTTAGTGGTGTAATCCTGAATGGATATAAGAAGTATCTCTTCTGCAGCAGATTCTACATCAGGGAATCCTTTTTCAGACTTAACCTCAATATCAAGAGTAACTAATTTAATCTTCTCAATATCAAACTTTAGTTCCTTCTCAGGATACTTTTCAGAAATATACTGATAGATAAATCTTTCATTACCATAAACATGAAAATTTTCAACACCATCATATCTCTTTATAAACTCTCTACTCTCACGTACAGTACCTGGCTCTATTGCTTCTACATATTCCCCAGTTAAAGTTTTATACTTGGTTTTCTTTTTTGAGTCAACAAAAAGGGTTGGATAAAACTTCTCACGAGTTGCGAAGTGTCTACCATCTTCGTAACCACGTACCAAGAAGTTGTCCCCAACCATCTGAACGTTTGTGTAGAATCTCATTCCTTAATCAAGTCCAAGTATTTTTCAAGCAGTGTAGGTGTAGGTTCTGCTATTGTTAGTATCTTATCAGATCCTATCATAAAAGCATCATCTCGTGTGATACCCATTAAGAATTGTTCAAGTGTACTATCACCTGTAAGAACAAAAGGTTTAGTTAACTTACAATCGGGTTGCCCGATGTCAGCACTTCCTACTTCGTCAATCTGACTTATCAGATTCTTCCCGTTCGATAGAACTATCAGTTTGATTAGTTGTTCTTCCATTTGTTTTCTCCAAATACATTTTTTTAATTGATTCTAATGGTTCTACAAGAGTTACCACATTATGAATAGGAACTGGTATCTCTGTCTCAGAGGATGCTAATATCCAAGGAGTTAAAGATATCTCTATAGAGGTTTGGTTATCCTCATCCTCAGACATAGAAAATTTATTTAACTCTATTGTATGTGGATTACCCAGTAAATAAGCAACAGGTTTTTCTTCAGAAAGAACTTCCTTGGTATCTGCTATTATTTGCTCTCTTGATTGTAGAACTACAATTTTCAATGACATAATTTAAACCCAACGTGTAACTGTCAATTCAATAGAGTTATCATCCATTTCCCATTCTTCTTCCACTTGGAATCCCATTTTCTTAACTTGATTATGAATTGTCATTCTAGCATACTGTTGAGTAACTTTTTCAACCAATCTTTCTGGTGGAATAGGTTGATTCCAAGTTTCAAGATCAGCAACCAATTCATATTCATTTGTCATTGGATTTAATCTAAAACCAATATCCTTAGCAATAGCAAGATCAGCAGTTACAGTTTCATGTTTAATTCCATGAGCACCAGTCACTTTAAGTTCTTGATCTTCCTTTACATCATACTGAAGAAGAAGTAATGCTTCCTCCAATTCA